GCCCTGGCCCGGTTTGCGAACATTACCGGGACGGCGGCGGAGGACTATGAGCGGCTGGGCTCTACTATTGTTGCCCTGGGCAATAATTTTGCCACATCCGAAAGCGAAATCACCAATATGTCCAGCCGTCTGGCCTCCGCCGGAAAACTGGCCGGGCTGAGCGAGAGCCAGATCATGGGCCTGGCCGCCGCCATGTCCTCTGTGAGCATCGAGGCGGAGGCAGGCGGTACCGCCATGACCCAGACCCTGACGGCCATTGAAAAGGCGGTGAGCTCCGGCGGGGCCAAGTTGGAGGAATTCGCCCGAATTGCCGGTATGTCCTCCCAGCAGTTTTCCGACGCGTGGGCGAATGACCCCATTACCGCAATCCAGGCGTTCATTACGGGGCTGGGCGGCCTGGATGAGCAGGGAGAGAGCGCCACCCAGGTGCTGGATGAGCTGGGCCTTTCGGGCATCCGGCAGAGCAATATGCTTAAATCCCTTGCCCTGGCCAACGAGACGCTGGTGGACGCGGTGAGCCTGGCAAACCGAGCGTGGAACGAAAATACAGAGCTGGCGGAGACCGCCGCCGCAAAGTATGACACCACCCAGGCCAAAATGCAGATGGCGGCCAATGCGGCCAATAATCTGATGATTGCCGTGGGCGACCAGCTGACCCCCGCCCTGGGAATCCTGGCGGATGCGGGAACGGGGGCGTTTTCCTTCGCGGAAGAATTTGTGGAGGAATGCCCCGCCCTGGTGAGCGGGATTACCGGCGTAGTGGCTGCAACCGGTGTAATGGCGGCTGGATTTACGGTTTATGCGGCAAAGGCCGGGCTTGCCACGATAGCGACAACGGCATGGGGTTCGGCCCTTCTGGCTACGCCGATCGGGCCGGTTGCGGCGGCGGTGGGAGTGCTGGTGACCGCAGTTACCCTTTATGCCAATGCCGCAGATGAGGCGGACAGCCGGGCCAAGAGCCTGGCGGACTCTATGAAGGCCAATGCGGACGCTATAGAGGCACAGCGGACGGCGGCCGCAGAACAGCGGGAAACCGTGGAGTATCTGGCCGCTCAGATGGAGGAGCTGGCCGGAAAAGAAAATAAGACCACAGCGGAGAAAGAGCGGCTTCTAGCCATTACGGAGCAGCTGAATGAGGCCGTGCCTGGCCTGAAGCTGACCTATGATTCGCTGTCGGACACGCTGTCGATGACCACGGAACAGGTGCTTGCGCTGGCCCGGGCCCAGGCGGACGCCCAGGAGAGGTCGGATCTTGCGGCCGCTATTGTACAGGCGGAGCGGGATCAGGCCCAGGCCGTGAAGGAGCTGGAGCAGGCGCAGATTGACCTGACCGATGCAATCGAACGGCGGAACCGGGCGATTGCGGAAGGGACTTACATGGGGCTGGGCGCGGAAAACGCGCTGGAGCTGGACAACCAGGTTCGGCAGGCGGAGCAGGCCGTTAAGGACCTGGAAAATGCCCTGGCGGAGAGCGAAGCCCAGGTTGCGGAGATGGAGACGGCCCTGGACGGCCTGTCCGGCTCTGTCCAAGAGGCCGGGGCCGGTATGGAAAGCGTTTCTGAGGAACTGGAGGAGACCGCCCAAGCCGCAGAGGAAACCGCCGCTGTTTTAGCGGGGCTGGAGGAAACCACCCTCTATCTGGTGGGAGCGAACGACGCGCTGACCGATGCGCTGAAGGAGCAGAGCGAGCAGGGGAATCTGAGCCTGCAAACCGCCCTGGACCTGATCGAGGCCGGATACGGCGCGGCCCTTGCGGTGGATGAGGAGACCGGGGCGGTCACCCTGAACCGGGAGGAGTACATCCGGCTGGCCGGGGCCAAGATACAGGAACAGATCGCAACCCTGGAGGCCGAGAAGGCAGAACTCCAGCATACCGCCGCCCTGGACTTGGAAACTGCCGCAGCCAACCGGTCCAGCCGCGCCAACTGGGAGGCGGCCACCGCGAAAGCGGCCAAGACCGCCGCCGACAAGGATGATATCCTGTCCCTGGACACCCAGATTGCCGCCTTGAAGCAGGCCCAGAACTCCCTGGGAAGCTATACCGGGGCCGTGGAAACCGCCGCCCGGCGGTCCTCCTCCGCGTCCCGGAAAATCAAGACCCAGGCCCAGCAGGATCTGGAGGCATACAAGCAGCTGAAGGCCGAGCTGGACCACCAGAAGAACGTAGACCTGGTGGATGAGGCGGAATATTACCGGAAAATGGCCCAGTACCGGGACCAGTATCTCACGGACGACGCAAACGTGAGCGAGTACCGGAAGGTTACGGAGCAGATTTATAAATATGACAAGTCCCTGGCCGAGCAGGAGGCCAAGCTGTGGGAGGAGCAGAGCGGAAAACTTGTCAGTGAGCTGGAACAAAGAGTGAAGAGTCTCATGGACCAGCAAAGCAAAATGGCAGAAAAGCTGGCAAGCCATGGAGATTTATATCAGATAGATGGTGAAAATTTAATTATTGAGGACCCACAAAAGGGACTGGATGCAATCGAGGCCTATGGCAATGCCCTTGAAAGATTGAAAGAGCGTGGTGTTTCGGGCGGCCTTATGGACAAAGTCCTTGGAATGGACGTGGATACAGCTACAAAATATGCAAATGAGCTCTTGCAAAAGTCGGATGAGAAGTGGGAAGAGTATAACAATCTTTTTGATGAAAAGCAAAAGCGTGCAACAGAAATTGCGGAGCAGTTTTTTAAAGATGAAATGACAGCCCTTGATACAGAATATAGCGGAAAATTAGGGGATGTTCTAAGCGAATTGACAAGAGATTCCTTTAAAGGCGGTGAGGACACCGCGCAAGGATTGATTGATGGTCTAGCATCGAAAGAAGCCGCTCTTTACGCCCAAGCCAAGCGCATGGCCGACGAAGTATCCAGCATATTGTCCGGGGCTATGTCCTCTATGTCCCTCAGCATGGACACCAGCCGGATCAGCGAGCCCGCCGGGGTGACAAAGCAGGACCTGAACCGCGCGGTATCCCTGGGCGTAAACGGTGTGCAAGCAGGCATGGCAAGCCGGCCCGTGCAGGTGGATTTGACGGCTGAATTTAACGTGAACGGGAGAAAACTCGCGGAAACCACCATTCAAGACTACCGCTATGTAGACAAAGCCAACCCGGAGGTGAGAAACGATTCATGATTCAAATCTCGTTTTCCGTTGCGGGCTCCGAGGAGGGCGTCGCCCTGCCGGAGACCAGCTACGACCGGTACAGCTGCTATGAGGAGCCCCTGACCCGGCAGGCGGATATGATTACCGGCCGGCGGGTGCTGGAGGCCATCGGGGACGCCTGGAAGGTATGGCGGGTGAAGTGGTCCTACGATGTGCTGCCAGATGATATTTACCAGAAAATCCTGCCCATCCTGCGCTCCGGGGCGGTGGTGTCCGCCCTGGTGCTGCCGGACACCGGCGCAGAGCCGGTTCTGTCCTCCTTCGTGGTGGACAGTCTGACCCCGCCCACCTATCTGATCGAGGACGGCGGGCGCGCCGTATGGCGGGGACTGGGCTTTACTCTGCGGGAGGAGCGGCCCCATGCTTGAGAGTACGCAGGCCTACAAAGCCGCCATCGTGGGCAGTCCCCGGCACATTTACCCGGAGGCCATCCTGGGCATTATTTCCCCGGATTTGCAGTATGGGGCCATTACGGCCAGCCCGGGCCAGCCGGAGGTGTCCCGCCTGGAGCAGCTGAAGGACGAAATTTTTGATCTGGACGCCAACTATGCCGCCTTGGAGGCCAACCGCTGGATCCTGGACGGAAGCGCGGAGGGCCTGCCGGCGGATTCCGCCACACGAAACTGGCAGGCGGGCTATGTGAGCCGGGACCTGTCCGGGCCGGACGGCCGGTTTTCCAGCCCGCAGACCATAAGCATGGCCTTTTCCCGGGTGCGTATTTTGCAGTATTTCTCTCTCCATTGGCCCAAGGACCCAAACGACGGAGTTCCCAGGGACTTTACCGTGGAGGTGGAGCAGGGCGGGCAGGTGTACTTTTCCCGGACGGTGACGGACAACACCCTGCCGGATACGGACTTTTCGGCCTTTACCGTGTACGACCCGGACCTGATCCGAGTCACAGTGACCCGGTGGACCCTGCCGGGGCGGCGGGTGCGGCTGGCGGAGATCATGCCGGGCCTTTACGAACGGGTGGACGGGAGCAAAATCCAGAGCCTGGACGTGAAGCAGCAGGGGGATGTGTCCTGCACCTCCCTGCCCTACGGCACAGCGGCCCTGTCCATCGACAACCGGGACCGGCGCTTTGAGCCGCGGAGCAAAAACGGGGTGTTTCAGTCCATAGAGGAGCGCCAGGGCATTCCCATTTCCCTGGGGGTGCGGCTGGCGGACGGAAGCGTGGAGCACAAGCGGGTCGGCATCTACTACCAGTTTTCCGGCGGCTGGACCACCGGGGACAACGGGCTGACCATGAAGTGGAACCTGGTGGACATCGTGGGCCTGCTGGCCAACCGGACCTTTGTGCCGAAGGGGGCGCTGCCCTCCACCCTGGGGGGCTGGCTGAAAGCCCTGGTCTCCCAGCTGGGGGACAATTTCCAAACCCGGTGGCACGCGGACCCGGACTATGTGAACAAGCCGGCCATCCCCGGAAGCCCGGAGGCCCTGGAGGGGAAGAGCTGCGGGGATATTCTGCGGTGGGTGTGCCAGGTGACGGGCACCTGGCCCCGGGCGGACGCGGACACCGGCGATCTGACCGCCGAACCTCTCTGGAACCAGGGAAACAAAGTCACCCTGGACAATCTGACCCAGTTCCCGGTGATGGAGGCCAACGACGATCTGGCCAGCATTACCTTTACGATTTACGGCCAGGAGCAGAGCCAGATTACCGTTTCGGGCAATTCCAGCGCTTCCAACCTCACCCTGAATGTGAACAACCCATTTATCCGCAGCGGGCAAGACGCCGTTACCGTGGCCCGGGCCATTCTGTCCTCCTATGGCGGAATCCGTCTGAGAACCACGGGCCGGGGAGACCCGTCCAGCGAGATCGGGGACGTGGATACCGTGTGGCTGGATGCGTCCAGCGCAATGGCCGCCCGAAGGATTCAGCAGAATTTCAGCATTTCAGACTTTGCAATGCGGGACTGCGCCAGCGTGCTGCTCCAGGC